GTAAACTATCTCGCTGAGAATCTCCTTCTTACCACAGAGTAGCCCTGACTTCATTCTATACGGAGTAGCAGTCAAGCCAATTATTCTCGGCTGTCGTTTCTTGGAAGTCTGGAGCCTCCACTGCTCAGTCAGGAAGTGGCGGTACATACCTTCACCATCGGCAGGGATTCGGTGTGCCTCATCTATAATAATTAAATCCTTGCCACCTATATCTGTATACGTTTTATTATACACACTCTGGATACCAGCAAATAAAATGTCAGGCTCAGTATCCCTTGACTTCAGTCCTGCGGAATAGATTCCAACATCAGCCTTGGGTAGCACCATCAGCATCTTATCTTTATTTTGCTGAACCAGTTCCTGAACATGGGCTAACACAATTACTCGGATACCCTCCCACTTTTCCTGACAGACTCGGATGAATTCAGCTAAGATGATTGACTTACCTCCTCCAGTGGGGATGCTTACACATGGGTTTCCGTGGGAGTACTGAATGTGTGAGAGTAAAGCATTCACTGCTTCCTCTTGGTAACCTCTCAGGTACACAGCTTTACCTCCCTGCAAAGTTCTATTGGAATATCGTAAAAGTCTTCTCCCCCAGGATTTCTAGTATTGGGTATGTTCTCGATGTATGCATCCTTCATATATTTGCCGTCAATCATCATCCCTTTGGTGCAATCCTTATTCAGGACCCAAAATATAATCCTGTGTCCTGCTGTGGTATAACAGTTCTTTAATAGTTTCTTCTTCCTCGCTGGGATATGTACTGTGTCCCATTTAAACTCATCAATATAGGTTGACTTAATTTCTACTTCATGCAGGACTTCCACATATTTACCACCAACCATTTCTAGGGACTTAATATCGGCACTATAGTCTTCAAATATGAGCGTAAAAATTCCCATCCTGTCTAAAAATTTACGCAGTGCAGACTTAGCTTTATCGTCACAGGCTAGGTAGGCTTTGTGGTTAAATTGCGATGGCATTTTTTCTCCGCTCCTTAAACGTCTCGTATGGAGTTCCGGCTTTGAGCCTGTTACAACTTTCACAGCAAACCACAAGATTGGATTCATCTCTATATAAAATTCTCCACTCTTCTTTTGTCATAACCTTATCGGTTGGTAGAGCCGTTTTATGATCTAGCTGAAACGTATCTGGATAAACTCTAGCCTGACAGTAATGACAGGGGCAGCTGATATCAGCATTCCGTGCTTGCATATAAAGTCGGATTGACATTGCTCTTGGGTAGCCGGACTTAAAGGCTCTTATGTGACCAGCCTCTTTAGCTTTATAGTAAGCTGTCTTATCCTTGCAACTGGTTGAACAGTATTTTGACTGACCCCCATTATGATAGGGGTTAGGATCATATTCTTCCTTACAGTACTCACAGATTCTTGACATGGTGCATTTAGACATAAGGTTTACACGCATCCAGACATGACTCAGCTATGTCCGAATGCGTGTGTTATGATTAGGCCACCTCGTTCCAGGGGGCTTCATCATGTTTATCTACTGTCCCTACAGCGAGGAACGGAGTAGCGGTTTCTTTAGGCAGGAGAGCTTCATTAAACTTCTTGAAACTCTTGACATCATTTGTGGCAGGATAAGTTTTTCCATCCTTCCCCTCTTTTGCTTTTACGAATCCTACTCTGGCAATAACAGGAATGTTACAAAGTTCATCCGTAGATTTTGGGACAAGCTTACCAGTTGCGTGGCAGAGATCAGTTAGCTGTTGCCTCCCGATTTCTGTAGCTAGGTCATTAGGATTAGAATAGGTTATATTATGCCAGATCACTCTACCCTTGTGTTGTCCGTGAGTGATATCAACACGGCACTTTATATATTGTCCATCACCAGCATTGGTGTCGGTCAGTACCGCTTCTTTGAGGATAGCTCCATACATACCTTTTTCCAGTGGCTCGAAATCTTGATTGATTTCCGCACTAGGAGCCAGTTTTGTTGCATCAAATTTAAACATTACTCTCCTTCTTCTTCTGATTAGACTGAGTTGCCCCAGCGGATTTAACTGCCTCCTCGAATGCCGACCACTCAAGGGGAAGTACGTCTGGTATTCCTGCGATACGAGTCTTACTTTCGTAGGCAGGATTCGGGGCGAAACAAATCTTTCGCTCACCAGTTCCCGATGCCGTATATTCCACCTTCCCGAAGGAATCAGATTTACGGCTGGTAATTAACTCATTTCCTATAACATACCCAATCATATCAACGTATTCAGTCAATAATGCTTTGGCGTGTTTGTTTAGCTTGATTCCGTGAGAGGAATATTCCTCATGCAGGGGATCATTTATCTTGATTATTTGGGTGTGTGCAGTCATACAGATAGACACCCCTCTGGATTTAATCATATCCAAAGCTTGTAACAACTTACCCCAGTATTGGACTGCGTAAGAGAACCCCCTTCCATAGGGAATATCCGAGGCATCCTTGACTCCATTCTCCTTACACACTTTGGCTAGGATAATACGTTCCACCCAATCCAGACTATCTAAAACAATACGAGGGTACTTACCTAGTTTCCCCTCGTAAAATTCTCCAAGGGCAGCCATGAGGCTATCAAAATCTTTGCCGTAGAGAGTTAGTCTATCCACGTTCTGTCCCAGTGAACCATTTTCCAAATCAAAGATTAATGCAGTTCCTTTCTTATCAAGAGAATCTGCACAGAAAGTGGTTTTACCAGACCCCGGCTCTCCTATCGCAAGCAAAGTAATTGTTGATGTATTTATTCCTGATGATTTTAAATCCTTCATAACTCCTTTATTTTGAATGTTCTAAATGTTGAAACCTGTTTTAATTTCTCAAACAGATTAGGGTGCAGGAGGGCAAATTGTTTTTGATTGAGGGAGGTTCGGCTTGAGTTTGCCCACGTTACCATCTTCTCCCCTTGCTTATTAGTAACTGAAGTCGAATTCTTCATTATACACATGATCTCTTTCGACACTTCCTCTAAATCTCCTTTCAATTCTTTTATTTGTTTTTTGATTGTAACCCCTGACCCAATAAGATTATTAAGGAACGGATCACAGAGTATCTCTTTAGAATCCGTACCTTCAGGAAATTGTAAAAGGCAGTCGGCAATTGACCGAGGCGGTGGGGCTACTTTAGTTTTGACATGATTGTACCAGAAGATTCTGGCATCCGAGATCATCTCTCTTATAAATTTACTATTTCTTCTGACAGTATAAATTTTTAGTTTCTGTCCACCAATAAGGACAGCAACTATAAACTTTTTAATCCCAAGATGCTGGGTGCAGTAGAGATAATGCTGGACTTGATAATAATAAGGCAGGGGTATCTGATCTGTTCCTTCTTCCCCCCATTTATCTTCCATCCACAAAGAAGTAGTTTTAATTTCCACTCCAATGGGTTCGCCCACTACCTTGCCATCAAGGTGGCACTGAAAGATAGGGTCTTCTTTTGAACGGATAGTTCTACTCATCATCCGTATCTTTTTACCAATTCTTCTTGAGAGTTCCCGAAGTACCACTTCTTCGAGTATTGTCCCCCAGCGTACTGCTTCATTGTCCGATAAATCTGGTGGCGGTTTCGCTCCAATTTTCTGTTGCCATAATTCAGTTGGAGCAGACTTAATTTTGTATTGGTCACTTCCTCCAATACCCATCATTCTTATCTCTGGATTCGCTTCATTTTTCATTCTATTATTCTCCCCTTTTCTATAATGTGTTTGTTCCCCATATGTTTGTTTAACACTCTTGCCATTTCTTTTCTTCTAGCTGTTGCCTCCTTTCCTATAGCTACTCGTTTTCTCATTGCTTTTGCATATGCATGAAGTTCACTGGGCAACAATCTGTGATGCCCTGTAATCAGCATATCTACTTCATCTTTAATTACGAATTTCATTTTCTAGCTTCTCTATGCATTTCTGCCAACCTCTTCATGTGGCCTTCTTTTTGTTCTGCCCAATGTTCCTTCCACTTTTTTTCATCCCACGTTACTTTATTTTTTTCTACGATTTCCCGAATATTTTCTTGATCATTCATAAGTTCCTCAATACTAATATTGATTCCTCAGACCAGAACTTTTTGGCAATAATTTCATGGATAGTCTGATCATCTTTCTTTAAACAATCTCCCACGCTTTTAATCATATTATCCAAGTCTGGTTTACTCATATGGCATTCACCTACCATGTCTAGCCTTTTCTTTTTAGACCAACTTTTAGGCATCATTAAGTGAAATTCCATATAGACTTTATCGCCTAATATAAATTTTTCTTTCTCTGCACAGGCCAACAATTCATCTTTAAACTTCCAATACTTAGCCACGCATTTTCTAGGAGGCGGCCATTTATCCCTGCGTGTCATGCGAGGCTTCGCCATGATATCGAGTTTACAAATCATTTTACAAATAGACCTACGAGGTCTGGATTAGTCTCTTCCATGAGGTCGATTTCTACACCGAAGCCTTGCAATTGTTCAGTAGACCAGCCCCCTAACTTTAAGGCCACTCCAATTGAAGGAGTTTTCATTGCTATTTGAGGGGAGAGCTTAATTACTTTACCACCAGAATTTAAATACTCTTGTATTTCATTTTTAAATTTTGATTTATCAAGCATGGTCACTTCTGTTACTTCTTCCTGAGTTATAAAATTTTTTGAAATTTTTGATCCTACTCCAAACTTCCCCCTACCTTTGCCAAGGGAAAAATTTTCACCTTTTTTTTTTCTCTTACTATTGGAAAGAATAATTCCACAATGCTTTGAACAAGCTAGTTGCCTTGAAGTCCGTGGAGGATACTTCTTTTTACAGACCACACACTCTTTGTCCTTTAAATGGAGTCGGATTAGATCGTATTTCGCTTGCCTACGTTTTTCATCATATGCTCTTGCACAAGAATTTTGGCAGAAACGTGTACGCAATCCAGTTAGAACTCCCCCACATTCAACACAAGGTTTGCGAGGCTTCTTCATACAGTAATTGACTCGGCAAGGTCAGCGTTTTCTTTTCCCCTTGTCACTATTATATCCATTGCATTCTTTTTTACTCTGTCCACAAGCTCATCATTTAAAATGTTGCAGACGATTGGAATCGATAACGAGGATTCAATAGCAACATCCTTTAATGTCACTCCAGATTTCTTCATTAATTCTCTAACAGTTAAAGACATATGTTCCTCTCTTATTTATTAAAATAATTAAAACAATTTATTTCTTCAATATTATATTAAAACAATTTTAGGAAAATAGCAAGGGTAAATATGCATTTTTATTCCCCAGGGATATCAGGGAATTAGGAGGGAAAATAAGGTAGGGGTAAAATTAATTTTTAAAACGAAGGGTGCGGCCATAGACTTTTTTAAACCAAGCTCTGGCTACTTGTAAGGTTTTTAATTCAGCTTGAGTTAAGCTCTTTAGCCATGCTTCTCTGTCTCTCTTTTTTAATCCACCCATCGGTGCGGCTCTCTTAATTGAAACCTTTAATCCTTTACTGGCTTTGGCTGGACCACCAGCTAAATCAACATAAGAACGAAGATATCTTTCGGCTGCTTCCATGTCTCCATATCTCAAGGACTGCTTGAAGTAATAAAGAGCATTCCCTTTATCTGTAGGTGTAAACCCTCCAGAACTTACATCACCCATTTTATCATTAAAATCTCTAACAAAACCACGGACTTTATAGTATGCGGCTTCACCCGGATCACTGGACTGAAGCAGTAGTTTGGACAGGTTTTTACCCCAGCCTCGACTTGGTTTACCTGTCCACCAATCATATGGT